GATCATGGAAAGGTTTACCATGTATCAAAGGTATAAAATCACTATCAGTTAAACCTTTATATCTTAAATATGGTTTCATACCATCATATTGACTTGATGATTTACTATTACCATATAGACTTGTAGTTTCAAATAATGATAAGTTCATATCATACTTGTCATTTAATTTTTCTCTTACCCAATGACTACAACATATGGCAGCCAATAGTTTACCACCTAGATAATTAAAACCAAAAGGTTGAGTTGGTACTATTACAAATCCCATAATAGAAGTCTTATTAAAACTTACTAATTCTGGTACATGAGTTAACAAATCGTTTCTTGGTTTCATGTTTATAACAGGAGAACCACATCTTATAAAACCTACCCACTGACCACTATTCTTTTCTCTTACTGCAATCTTTAAATTTTTACCAGGTACACTTGACATATTAGTATGAGAAGAAGTCATGTTTAATAATGTATCATATGTTTCATTATCTGGCTCTAGTATTTCAAAGTCCATATCTTTAGGCGACATATCAAAATTAGAAAATATACTACCCTCTAGACCCATACCAGGCAAAGCAGATGGTACATTTACTATTTGAGATAACTTTTGATCTCTCATATATTCATCTATACGATTAAACTTTTCAAAGTAATCATTGAATATATTGGCACAATGTAAGGCCTGATCATTTGTTAATGTTTTCATCTTCATATTATATCACGTTCAACTAAATTTGTCAACCTGGTTTCCCCATACATCCCAACCAGGCATAGAAGTTCTAGCAAATAGTTCTATACGTGGTAAATCACCACATAGTTTTACTATATCGTCTCTGATTCTATCTGGTTTTCTACTATGTTCTCTACGTTCACTCACAACTAATCTATCTACATTACCACCAACTCTTTTTGGTTTACCTTTTGTTGCAAGTATACATGTCTCGGTGTTGGCCCTAGTCCAGTATCCTGGACCTTTGAAAAAGTAATTGTTTATTCTATTCTTATTCGTCTTCGCCCACGTGAAACCTACTGTCTTATACTCAAAGCCCCACTTCTCTACCAATGGTATTTGTTTGTGTAGTAAAGGATCGGTACACCACATAAACAATACACAATCTTTGTCTGCTAGGTCACCTATCGGTAAATTTTCTATATCTTTCATTGTCATAGTAGGATAATGATTGGCAGGATTAGTTTGTGCCTTATCATTATTATAGTTTTGAAAATGCCATGGAGGATCAGCGTAGATTATATTATATTTTTTTGTTGAGATCATATTCAAAATTTTGAGTATCTTCACTTACTTTAATTTGTTTTGCACCATTCTTAATATGAAAGTGTGTTGCCATTGGTGTTAATGGCGATAAGGTTACCACTCTTTTAAAATGATTTTGTTTTGCATACTCAGCTAACTTATTAATTATCTCTTTACCTGCACCTCTTTTACGAGACCATACCGTATATGCTACAATTATTTCACCTCTTTGGCCATCTTGATTGGCAGCTTGTGACATGTAATCCATTTCTCTTACGGTATATGGTACTTCAGGACATTGTGCAATACAAACTATTGCTTCTATTTCATCATTATATTTTAGTCCAAATATTTTTCTACCTTGTGTAATTCTAAAACCTAAAGTTAGTTCAGGTCTTACAGGATCCTCTGATACATCAATGTCATCTAGTTCAACTAATTCTGTACCTTTGACCCATTTAAAAAAGTCATTTATATTGTCTTTAAATTTTTTCATCCAAAAAATGCCTCCAAACTTGCTTTTTTCTCCTGTGACCAACCGATTGCTTGTAATATAAATCGCATAGGGTCAAGGAATGTTTTTTCAAATTGTGTTTCACGATCTATATATTTGTCTAATTCAAACTCTTTAGGTAATGTTGTAATATAACTAATTACATCAAATCTAAATGGGTTTGCTTCTATTAGTTTTAGAAATTTAATCTTGTCACCCTCTCGTATGTAAGGATATTGTTTATGTAATTTCATTTCTTTTAGTTTGTGATTATAAATCAAAGAACCTTTTACATGTATTGGTGTACCTTTACTGAATATGGTTGCTGGGTTTTTATACTTTTGAATATTGTTACATGATCTAGGAAAAGATATCGCTTCAGCAGATAGTTCTTCAAACTCTGTTTTAAAATCAGCAATGAATTTTTGTAAAGTATCTTCATCTTTGTTCATAATAATTTTAATTGCTTCTTTAATCTTACCTCTGCAAACTTGTGGTGTTGATGATTTAACTGCCTCAATACCCATGATCTTTAGTTTAGGATCAGAAAGTCTTACACCCTCATCGTCTAATACATTTAACATATATCTTTTCTTTGCAACCCATATACCTTTGTTTGCAATTACTTCACGTTTCATTACCATACAATTTTTAAATGCATTTGTATAATCAGATAGTTCATTAAAACATTTTTCAATATACGGCTCTAGTCTACTGTTAACAACCTTATCAATAAAGTTACATATTTGTTCGTTGTTTTTACCTTTGCAAGTCTTCTCAACAAGTTTATCTAATGTCACATAGATACTATCTGTATCAGAGGCCACAATATAATCAAAGTCTTCATCTTGTTTTAGTATCTTGTTCATATAACCATTAACCTTTTGTTCAATATATCTAATAATAAATTGACCTGCTGTAGTTATAGCACTTGCTTGTCTTACATCATAAAATCTAAAGTATTGATTACCAACTGCACCATAAGCTGAATTTAAGGCAATCTTTCTTGCCCACTGAATGTTATGACATCTAGCAATTTCTCTTTGTAATTCTGGTGTTGGTGTTTTTTGATATTCTTTTTTAGCCTTGATCATTCTTTTCTTATAGATCACACGCTCATTGTACATTGTTTCCATCATTTCAGGTAAAAAACCTTGACTATCATTTTTAAACTTTGCACCGTTAGGTGTTATACAAGCATGTTCATTTTTTAAATGAGACAAGTCTATGTTTTGTTTTAACATTTTATTTACTGAAATACCAGAAGGATCTTGGCCTATTATCTTTTCAGGAGAAATATTATATTGTATAATGATATGTGGATATAGTGAGTTAATATCAAAAGAACATACCCACTTGTGCTGACCAACTGTAGGGTCTTTTACATAAGCGCCTTCGTATTTTGTATCTTTACTATGTTCTTCTCTTGGTGGTATGCATATGTTTTTTTTCAATAGATGATTAGCAATCAAAGTATCCCATACTCTAACTTGTGAAAATATATCATCATAGTTTACTTTAGATTCATAGGCAACAGTTAATGCCAACTCAATTAAACCAAGTTTATCTTCTAATGCGTCAACAATCTCAACGTCTTGTATGTTGTAATCAATAAATTTTTGAAAGTCTTTCTCATAAAATTCTCTGAAAGTAGAATAAGGGTTTACGTTTTTGTTTTGACCAAGTTCTACTTCACCAATATAATCTAGTTTATAACTCTCTTGTCTAGTAGGTATAAACCATCTGTATAGATCAAGATAATCTAACATCACTGTACCTTTTAAAGTATACGTTGTTTGTGGTCTACCTCTTACCATGATTTCAATCTTTTCAATCATACCCCACGGCGACATTTTGTTTGCAACTTTTTCACCTGCAACCAGTTTAATTCTATTCATCAAGTAAGGTAGATCAAAGAATTTAGTATTCCAACCAGTGACAACATCTGGATAATTCTTAAGCCAAAACTTCATAAACTCCATGAGTAAAACGTTTTCGTTTTTACATTTAATAAAACTTATATCAGTTCTATCTGTCTTGTAGTCTCCAGTAGCCCACGTTAAAATTTGTTTGTTAGTTTGGTTCTTAACAGTAATACAAATAATTTCTTCGGTAGGGTTTTCTACATCTGGAAAACCATCTGTTACTGTAGTCTCAATATCTATTGTGAATATTTTAATATACTTTTTATCCCACTTGATGTTTTCTGGAAATTGTTCATTGATGTATTGATAATGAAATCTTTCTAGACCATATATCGGAGAGTTTTGAGTTGCAACATCACGTCTAAATCTTCTAGCGTCATTGATGTTTTTAAATTTTATAGGGTTTAGATTTCTATTATCTAATGTTTTAAACTTACTATCTTTTTGTGTTAAAGAATATAGAGTAGGGCCAAAGTCTATCTTTTCTTTATAGTCTTTGCCATCATGTATACCTCTAACAAGAAGTTTACCTTTGTGTTCTATAACTGATTTATAAAAGTTCATCATCAAGTAAATGTAAAGTTATGCCGTCAAGTTCCTCTGTTAATGTTAGTTGACAACTTAATCTGCTTATGCCTTTCTTATAAGATTTCTCATATTCTAATAACGATTGTTCAGTACTATTATAATCTATTTCACCTAATTTGGCAATCCAGGCATTGTTTACATATACGTGACAAGTACCACAAGCACAACAACCACCACAACTAGCAGGAATCTCATCTAGATCAGCCTCTTTGGCTGCCTCCATAACAGTGAAACCTGGTGGCACTTTTACTTGGACTTTTTCATTATTTGTCCTAATAAAATTTACCGTTATCACGTTGCTTCTGTTATAAGTTTACTGTTTTTTGTTATGATTGAGCTTGTGTTTTGCTCGTAAGATGATCTTATCTCATCTTTTGGTTCTGTCATAAAAACAACTTTGTCTTTACTAACAGTTACCGTATCTTTTTTACCAAAGGCATTGTACAGTGACATCATTAATTGTATTGGTTGTCCTGGTCCTCTTTGTTGAGGTATAATCACGAATGGATTTTTTAAACTTATGCCTTGATCGTTTTCTCCTACCTTGGCAATTACATCTTCGCCTGTAGATAGTCTTAATATTTTCACTTCTTCCATAATATCTCCTATGTTGTTAATTATATATGATTGCCTATAAAAAGGCAAGCGTTATTCTTCATCTTTATCGTATTCTTTGTCAACCGGCTTTAGTCTTTTACTTAATACAAATGTTCTATTAGGGTTGACACTAATATTCATTTGTCTCATTATCTCACGATTCACCAACAAATCGGAATGTGCTCTCGGTCTATTATCTAAACCTACTTCTACATCTTTATATGTAAAACCATTAAATGTAATATCCATAAGAATCGTTGGTCTTGTTTCAGATGGTTCTTCTCCTTCAGCATTTGCTCTGAATACTTTACTTATACCATGTCTTGGTTTACTATAAGTTTTACCATCATATTTCCATTTAACAATTTTATCTTTACTTAAAATATCATCGGCGTGTAAAGCACATGCTTTAGCACCGTTACCTGTATCAAATTTTGCTCTGACTTTTAAACCATCTTCTAGTTCTACCGTTTCTAACCAGCCACTCTCTATTAAAGATTGTCTGTCCCAATTAGTTCTATCTGATATATAATCTACTAGATATTCCATCATTTTTTCACCGTCTATTCTACCAGATGGTTCTGGATCAGAATAATAATCTTTATATTGGTAACCTTGATAATCAGCACCTGATCCTGGACTACCATTGATTTCTAAAATGTATGGTTTTTTATTGTTTACTATATGGTCAACTCCTACCATATATGCTTTTGAAGCTCTTGAAGCTTTTAAAACTAGTTCGTGTTCTTCATCACTTAAAATATAAGGCATTGCCTCGGCACCTCTATGTGTATTTGATCTAAAGTCATATGAGCTATGTACTCTTTTTGTACTTGCAATAACTTTATTATCTACTACAAAAGTTCTTACATCAAACTTTGTTTCCATATATTCTTGTATTAGTAGTTCAGCACCTAATTTCCACATCGCCTGTACTGTTGCAACCAGGCCTTCATAACTTTCAATCTTAACTACACCAACACCTTGTGTACCTGTTAGTGTTTTTAATATGACAGGAAACTTACCACCAATTAAATCTAAACCTGTTTTTATATTTTTTTCGTTAGATATAAAAGCAGTTCTTGGTGTAGGTATACCATTTTTTTCAAATAGTAAAGCTGATGTTAATTTATTATCACAAGTAAGCATAGCAGCTCTTGTGTTCATCATAAAAGATTGTGAATTTTGAAAGGCAGATATTAAAGACAGTCCAGCTTCGTCTTCCACTGCACCACCTCTTGTTATACAGGCAGTATCTTTACCTACGAAAGTATGTTCACCGTTCTTACCATCGTAGTTAAACACCGTTAGGGTGTTCTTATCTTCATCTTTACCTGTAATAATGGTTGTTTTTGTATTGACTATAACACACTTGATCTTTTGTTTGATACAAGCTTTTTCTATAAGTTCAACAGTTGAATCCTTGTTAGGTTTATCTGAATCGTTTATAGTTAGGATAGCAACTGTCATTGCTTTATCCTTACGTGTCTGTTTATTCTCTGTTATATAGTCTCTAAACTTTGGTATCTGCATTATCTTCCTTAACTATTTTCTTACCTATATTATATTTAGCAGATAATATCCACTCTTTTTTCTCTTTAAATGGTAATACTTTAATTTGTGATAATGGTGCCTTGTTTGATGTTGCTGTTTCTTTTTCAACAATATCTATTAAATTCCAGTCTTGTAACAATATAGCGATAGTATTTCTACGTTGAATATCGTTGTTAATTAGAGTTGCTTTCTTGCCGTCTAAAGCAAATAACTCTTTAAAATGTACTATGTAATATTTCCCTTGTTTATGTAGAATATGACAAGATTGAAATAATGTTTTATCTTTTCTACTTGCGACACCTATTCTAGTAAGTGTTTCTCTGACTTTTAAAAAATCATCTGGTTGGGTTAGAGTTACTTCTAACATACTATCCTGTGACCACTTTACTTCTTCATTCATCTAGTTCTCCCGCCTTTATATGTGGCTTCTTTAATCTTATTAATTTGTTCTTTTGTGAGTATAGTTAGGGCCTGTTTTGCTTTTTCATTACTATAGCCATAATACTCTTTAACATATTCCAAGTCATTTAGTTTTGTTTGCTTAAGCCATTTGCCTCCAAAACGTTTCTTTGGTCTGATACTATTTAGTAAAAAGGTAAACTGTATATCTTTGTCCAAGAAGTGATAACCATTCATTTCATTGGCATGTGGAAGTGTGTCCCAAAACATAGATAAACACTTATTAATGATATATGGAGGGTATTTTTTAGACCAGGCGATATCCGTGGTATCCAAAAGGTTGACTTTTGTTTCGTTAATAGCTTTTAAATAATCTTTCAATTCGTACATAATAAATTCTGGTGCCCTTTGTCCGAGTCGAACAGACGACCTACTGATTACAAATCAGTTGCTCTACCAGCTGAGCTAAAAGGGCTACTTTCTAAATCTCCCTCGTCCCATATAATGGTCTCCAGGTTCATAGTCCCAACGTTTGCCGTGATGTCCTCTGATATCTGCATACCACATTCTTAATTTCACTATAATTTTTCTATAAAATGTTCTTCTTGCCACTTCTTATTCTTGCCTTTGTCTTTAATGTTGTAAATGATATAACTCATTCTTTCATCGTATTTATACATTCACTTATTTAAACTTACAATTAGCCATAATCTCGGTCAAACAAGCGATTACATTGATCTCATGGTCTGCCACAAAGGCAGCCTTGTATTGGTAACCAGCGATGATCAGTATTGCTTGTGGTACGGATTTAGGTTCTAGGGTTTCATATAAAATATCATAGACACCTCTGAATAAATCAGTAGCGTCCATATCTAAATGTTGAATTACCCACTTTCTCATACTATCAAACTCTTTTTTCTTCAAATGAAGCATAAGATTTTTGTAGTCGGTCTCTTTTAAATTGAATAGAATACCACTGTCAATCTTACCACGTACAGAATACCTTTGAAGTTCGTTAATAGTTCTTCTAAAATCTGGATAATGTTTTTCAATTAACTGAGCTAATGTTTTCTTATCATATTCAATCTCTTGTTCTTTTAACACGCCTTCCATACGTTTCATAAATGCAATAGCAGTCTTCTTAACTTGACCATTAGTGACCTTAAAGTCAA